ACAAGGTATACAAGGTAGGCAAGGAACAACAGGTGTACAAGGAATTCAAGGTAAACAAGGAACAACAGGTAATACTGGGGGTCAAGGAGGAACAGGTTCACAAGGAATTACAGGTACAACAGGTACACAAGGAACTACAGGTACAACAGGTGGACAAGGAGGAACAGGTACACAAGGTATTCAAGGAATTACTGGGGGAACAGGTGGAACAGGTACACAAGGAACAACAGGTACAACAGGAACACAAGGAACTACTGGATCAACAGACATAACAGGAACAACTAGTAATGGTATAATGACTTTTGTTAGTGGTACTGAATTAGAAACAGAACAACATATTACAGTAGTTGAAACTTCAAGCCCTTCTCTTAGTCAAATGTTATTTAGTGAACGAGCTGTTATATCATTTAGAGCAGGAGTAGCTGATCAAGAATATTCAGGTATTTCTGAGAGAGATATTGCAACTGGCGGATCTACAGTACAAAATAAAGTATATGCTCTTGGATCTAATAATCAATGGGGTTTAGCAGATGCAAATGGTACTTTAGCAAGTGCTAGAAATTTATTAGCTTTAGCATTAGGTACAGAACCAGTAAGTGATGGTATGATGTTACAAGGATTTGTTGGTATGGAAGGTCATGGATTTACTATAGGAGCTCCAATTTATTTATCAAATACTGCAGGTACTTTAACAGACACAGTTCCAGGATCAGGTTATGCTAGAATTGCTGGTTATGCTGTAACTGATGATTCAATTTATTTTGATCCTGATAAAACATGGGTTGAAATTAGTTAATAATTAAATTATGACATATCTATCATCAAATCTAACATTTGAAAGTGATAAAATTACTTATGTAAACTCAGAAGATATAACTCTAGAAGTAATGATGGATTGGGAAGATACTATAATGTCTGCCTCAGCAGCTTATGCTTGTAAAGGAGGTGGAGATATTCTTGAAATAGGGTTTGGAATGGGAATATCAGCTACATATATTCAAGCACATACTATAAACTCACACACTATTATAGAAAATCATCCACAAGTAATTCTAAAAGCTCAAGCATGGGCCGCAGATAAACCTAATGTAACTATAATAGAAGGTAGTTGGTTTGACATAAAAGATACTTTAAGTACTTATGATGGTTTATTTTACGATACTTGGGGAGATGAAAATTCAAATGATTTTTGGATAACTTTACCTTCATTAATGAAACCAGGAGGAAGAGCAACATGGTGGGGTAGTCATGAAGAACTTTCTATGGGATTTGATAATGTTACATTTGATACACATGATGTTAACCCACCCACAAATCAATATTTTAACTATAGTCAGTATTACTTACCTAAAAAACAATTTTAAGATATGGCAGTAACTACAGTTTATTTTTCATCTCAAGGAAGAGTAACAAGAACTACTGGTGGTTCTCCAGCTTCTGCTTGGTCGTCTGTAAGAGGAACAAATACAACTACTGGAAATTCAGCAGGAGCTAGTACAAATGATGATTTTGGTTGTAAAATGGAAGCAGCAAGGGGTGGTTCTGTTTTTGCTACAAATAATAGAGCTTATTTTTATTTTGATTTATCAAGTATAGGAACAACTATTACAGCAATAGAATTTAAAGCGCGAGGGGGTAATAATTCTGCTAATCTAAATGGTGATTGGACAGTAGCTAGAGCTAATTCGGATGGTGATTTTGGAACTATAGCAACATCAGACTATCCATTAGTTTTTAATTCAACAACATCATTTACAAGTTATGGTGCAAATGAAACTAGTTGGTCTGGCAATGCTGATAATACAATAGATTTAAATGCAACAGCTATTACTAATGCTAATTCTGGGGGGGAGTTATGTATATGTTTGATGAATTATACTTACGATTATAATGATCAAGAAGTTGAAGAAAATTTTGGAAATATTTTTAATACTCTTAATTTTGTAACATCAGGAACAACTAGAGCAAGATTAATAGTTTCTCATGCAGACGCACCTAGTGGATATGGTAATTCTGTTAATGCTATAGTACCAACTAATATAAGTAAAATTAATGCAATACTATCAGCAGACATAAGTAAAGTAAATGGAATATAGTAAAGTTAAAAAGTAACACATTATTAGAAATTTTCTAATATTTATAACAAAACTTAAATTATGGCTGTAATCCCTATTTATCCTGGCTCATCATCTTTTTTTCCTGGAGACACACCTTTTGGATTTTATGATCAACAAATTGATTTTCAAACCGATGCTGATAGAGTAGTAACTTATTGTGCAAGAAGATTAGGCTATCCTATTATGGATGTTGAATTACAAGATTTAAATTTTTACACAGCATTTGAAGAAGCAGTTACTACTTATGGTAATGAATTATATGCTTTTAAAGTAAGAGATAATTATTTATCAATTGAAGGTTCACTAACTTCATCAAATTTAAACCATGAATTAATTTCTCCTAATTTTGCTAGTGTAGTAAGATATACAGAACAATATGGAGAAGAAGCAGGAACTGGAGGTAATGTAACTTGGTATTCAGGATCATTACCTTTAAATCCTAACCAACAAACATATGATTTAAAAGCTTGGGCTTCTTCATCAGCATCATTAATAGATGGGGATTCAATTGAAGTTAAAAGAGTATTTTTTGAATCACCCCCAGCTATTGTTAAATTTTTTGATCCTTATGCTGGTACTGGGACTGGTATGATGAATATGATGGATACATTTGGTTGGGGTAATTATTCTCCTGCTATCAATTTTATGTTAATGCCTATTAGTTTTGATTTACAAAAAATACAAGCAATTGAATTAAATGATCAAGTTAGAAAATCACAATTTTCATTTGAATTAATTAATAACAATTTAAGATTATTTCCTATCCCTAGACATGGAGGAAGTATGCAAATTCAATATATTAAGATGTCTGAAAGAAATTCACCTATTTCAAAAACACCATCAGGATCATATGTTGTAACTAATGTTTCAAATGTTAATTTTTCTAACCCTAATTATAATGAAATAAATTCTATTGGTAGAAGTTGGGTATTTGATTACACATTAGCTGTATGTAAAGAAATGTTAGGATATATTAGAGGTAAGTACACACAAGTACCTATACCAGGAGCAGAAACACAGTTAAATCAAGCAGATTTACTATCAGCAGCAACATCAGAAAAAGAAGCACAAATAGCAAGATTAAGAGAGTATTTTGATGAAACTTCAAGAAAGGCATTAATGGAAAGAAGAGCAGATGAAACTAATGCAACATTGATTGAATTATCAGCAGTACCTTACCCAATTTATATAGGATAACATGGCATTATTTGGAGGAGCAAGAGATATAAGTATGTTTAGAGGTTTAAATCGAGAACTAATGGGTGATATTATAGTTCAAGAATGTGCTGTTTATAAATTTAAATTAGAAGAAACTAATGTTAATATTTATGGGGAAGCTGCTGAAGAAAAATATTACGAAGCACCAGTGTTATTTAATGTATTAATTGATAGACAGGATCAAAATTATCCTGACTCAGATATTGGAATAAATTTTGAATGGGGTATTTCATTTAAATTTTTAAGAGATGATTTAGTAGATGCTGAAGTAGTTCCTCAAATTGGTGATATTGTATGGTATGAAAATGGGTATTATGAAGTTGATAATATAATAGCAAATCAACAATTTGTAGGAAAAGACCCAGATTATCCTAATAAAGATGATAGGGGTATTAATCCATTAGGAAACTATGATTTACAAAACTTTGGATATGAAGTTTCAATAATAGCAGAAACAATTTATGTACCTGCAGATAAAGTAGGTATATCACAAGAAAGACTAATAACAAGTATAAAAGATGTCAGAAAGAGGTAGAATAGTAGTACCAAAAACCCAAAAGCAAATTAGTAAAGGAATGCATACTCCTTATTCTAAAGAAGTGGGTAATCCTAATAATGCGGCTTATCAAATTACTAATAGAAGTAATCAAGTATCCTTTAAAGGAGATTCAGTTAAACCTTTTACAGTTGGATTAGAAGACATCGATTCAACTATACTTTATTATTTTAATAATGTAATTAAACCCTCAGTAGTACAAAATGGAATTAGAATAGAAGTACCTGTAGTATATGCTGATTCTGAAAGATGGAACCAAATTCAAAAAGATGGATATTTTAGAGATAGAAAAGGTAGAATAATGATGCCTTTAATAACTTTTAAAAGAACTAATATAGAAAAAAATAGATCTATAACTAATAAATTAGATGCAAATTTTCCAAATAATTATAGAATTTTTGAAAAATCATATAGTCCTAAAAATATTTATGATAAATTTAATATATTAAATAATAGAAGACCTACTAAAGATATGTATGCTGTAGTTGTTCCTGATTATATAACTTTAAATTATGATTGTATAATATCAACATATTATGTTGAACAAATGAATAATATAATAGAGGCAATAAATTATGCTTCAGATTCATATTGGGGTAACCCTGAAAGATTTCAATTTAGGGCTAGAATAGACTCTGTTGCAACTAATGTAGAATTAAATAAAGGACAAGATAGGGTAGTAAAAAGTACTTTTAGTATAAAAATGTATGGTTATATAGTACCAAATATTTTACAAAAAGATCTAGCTTCTATTAAAAAATATCATAGTAAAGTTAAATTAGTATTTAATCCTGAAGTAGTTTCTGACATTGGAACAGCAGTACCAACAATACCGGATAGAACAGACATTAGACATGGAGATTTTACAGAATTTACTGACCCTCCAGCACCAGTATATCCTAGTAGTAGAATAAATACAAATAGAGTAGCTCCAACTCCTCCTACAAATCAATAGTATTATCTATCGATTTTTAAACAAGATACTAATATGTATAACTAGTAATAAAATCAAAATATTAATTAAAAATAAAAGTAATGTCCAAAAGTAAAGTTTTAGCAAAAAAAGAAGTAGAAAATATTAAAAAATTAAAAGAAGATTTTCAAATTTTAATATCACAAGTAGGAGAGGTTGAAGTTGGGATAATAAATCTTAATAAAAGAAAACAAGAATTAAAAGGGGAATTAACAAAAATCCAACAAGAAGAAATTAATATAGCAAAAGAATTAGAAGATAAATATGGTAAAGGAAATATTTCTTTAGAAACAGGAGAATTTACCCCAATAGAATAGTTTTTAAGAAAAAACATAATATTTATAATAAAATAAAACAAAATAAAAATGGCAGAAGTATTAATATCACCGGGTGTTTTAGCAAGAGAAAACGACCAATCACAAATTACAGCAGGTCCTATCCAAGCAGGAGCTGCAATTATTGGTCCTACAGTGAAGGGTCAAAATGAAATACCACAGTTAGTAACAAGTTACTCAGAGTATCTAGCTAGTTTTGGTAGTACATTTTTAAGTGGATCAAATGAATATACTTATTTTACATCAATATCAGCTTATAATTACTTCCAAAATGGAGGAAGCACGTTGTTAGTAACTAGAGTTACTTCAGCATCTGTTTCCCCTGCAACATCATCTTTTATGATAACAGGATCAGATGGAGCTTTTGTTGGACAAGATAGTGATGATACGTCTCCATTTGTATTAGAAACACTAAGTGATGGAGCTATAATGAATAGTGGATTAGGAAATAATTCTTTACCTAATGGAGCTAATGGAACTTTAGGATCAGGTTCAGCTGACAATTATAGATGGGAAATAACAACACCTAACACATCATCAGGAACATTTGGATTATTAATTAGAGCAGGTAATGATACTCAAACATCAAAAGCAGTAATTGAAACTTATCCTAATTTATCACTAGATCCTTTAGCAACTAATTATGTAGCACGAGTAATTGGTGATCAAACAAATGTACTAAGAGGATCAGGAACAGCAGACCCATATTTACAAACAACAGGTTCATTCCCTAATGCTTCAAGATTTGTTAGAGTAAAATCAGTTGGTTATCAAACACCAAATTATTTAGACAATGATGGTAATGCAAGAATAGAATTTACATCTTCAATCCCAGCAGCTCAATCAGGATCATTTGGTAGTGCAGTTGGAGGAGTTGGATTTGTAAACGCAGGAGATATAGCACAAAAATCACAAAATTACTATAATCTTATAAATAATATAAACCAACAAGGTTTAGATGGTGCAGATTATTCAGATGCAATTGCTTTATTAGCAAATAGAGATGAATTTAGATATAATGTAATTACAGCACCAGGATTAATTTTAGATAATTCTTCAACAGGAGCAGGTTGGACAACAATTCAATCTAATTGTGAAAATAGAGGTGATGCAATATTTGTAGGTGATTTATCAAATTATAACTCATCAATAACACAAGTTGGCTCAACAGCAGCATCGGTTGATTCATCATATGTAGCTACATATTGGCCTTGGTTAATGGTTTCAGACCCGGATTCAAGACAATTAGTTTGGGTACCAGCTTCTACAATGATTCCAGGAGTTTATGCTTATAATGATAGAGCAGGAGAACCTTGGTTCGCACCAGCAGGTATTAATAGAGGGGGATTAGGAGCTGTTAGACAAGCAGAAAGAAAATTAACTAATGCTAACAGAGATACTTTATATCAAGCTAAAGTAAATCCAATAGCAACATTCCCGGGAACTGGAATTGTAGTATTTGGTCAAAAAACTCTTCAAACTAGAGCTTCAGCTTTAGATAGAGTAAATGTAAGAAGATTATTAATTACACTTAAAAATTATATTTCACAAATCGCTGATACATTAGTATTTGAACAAAATACAGCAGCTACAAGAAATACATTCTTAAGTCAAGTTAATCCTTACTTAGAATCAGTACAACAAAGACAAGGTTTATATGCATTTAAAGTTGTAATGGATAATACAAACAACACACCAGATGTAATTGATAGAAATGAATTAATTGGTGCTGTTTATTTACAACCAACTAAAACAGCAGAATTTATCTACCTAGACTTTAACATTTTACCAACTGGAGCAACTTTCCCGGCATAAAAATTAGAAACGATAATATTTATAATAAAATAAAATAAAACAAAAATGGCAGTATTAGATCCTAACGAAATATTTTTCACAGCTTTTGAACCAAAAGTAGCTAACCGATTTATATTGTATGTAGATGGTATACCATCGTATATAATTAAAGGAGTTACCGGTATGGGGTTCTCGCAGGATGAAATAGTATTAAATCATATAAACACTTATAGAAAAGTAAAAGGTAAATTAAAATGGAATGATTTAACAATGGAACTATTTGATCCTATTACACCTTCAGGAGCACAAGCAGTAATGGAGTGGACAAGGTTACATCATGAATCAGTTACTGGTAGAGATGGTTATTCTGATTTTTACAAAAAAGATCTTACAATTGATGTTTTAGGTCCTGTAGGAGATGTAGTTTCTGAATGGATTATTAAGGGAGCATTTATTAAAGATGCTGCATTTGGAGATATGAATTGGGATGATGATACTGCAGTAATGAATATTTCATTAACAATTGGAATGGATTATTGTGTGTTAAATTTCTAAAAAAAACAATATATTTTACATTTAAGCTTGGCGTTTGTCAAGCTTTTTTGTATTTTATATATGTATAACAAAATTAAGTTATTAACAAATAAAAATTATGAGCGAAGAAAAATTTAAATTTCCAACAGAACTTGTTGACTTACCTTCAAAAGGAAAAATATACCCTAAAGACCACCCATTATCTTCAGGAAAAGTAGAAATGAAATATATGACTGCTAAAGAAGAAGATATATTAACTAACCAAAATTATATAGAAAAAGGAATAGTATTAGATAAGTTATTAGAATCTCTTACTATGCAAAAATTTGATATAAAGGATGTTCACACAGGAGATAAAAATGCTATCCTTATTGCTTCTAGAATATTAGGGTACGGCTCAGAATATAAATTTGAATATAATACAAAAGAATATACAATTGATTTATCTACATTAGAAAATAAACCTTTTGATACTGATGCTTTATCAGATGAGGGTTATGGTACTTTTGAAATGCCCTCAAATGGTATTGTGGTAGAATATAAACATTTAACTGAAAAAGATATAGAAAAAATTACTCAAGAAGTATTATCATTTTCAAAATTAAGTAAAGCAGCAGCACCTGAAGTTACTACAAAATTAAAACACCAAATTGTTTCTATAGATGGAGATAAGAGTAAAAGTGAAATTCGCAAATATGTCGATAATTTTCTTTTAGCTCGTGATTCTAGAGCATTAAGAAATCATATTAAAGAATTAGGTCCTGATATAGATTTAAAATATACAGTAGATGATGGAACAGAAATTGATATTCCTATTACAGTAAATTTTTTCTGGCCCGATCTTTAAAAGATTTAATTAAATATCGGGTAAAGATATTTCATACAATACATGAAATAGTTTTTCATGGTGGTGGTGGTTATGATTTTCATACTGTATATAACATGCCTATTTGGTTGCGTACAATGACTTTTCAAAAGTTAAAAGAACATTTTGACGCTCAACAAAAATCACAAAATCCTAAAGGAAAAGGTGAAATAGATATAGCAAACCCTGATAAATCAAAAATACCAAGTAAAAAAACAATATCACCTCCTAGTTATATAGCTAAGAAATCGAAAAAACAATAGTTTTCAATATTTATAACAAAATATTATTATATGGGTTTAAAAGGTTTAGATAATGATGCACTAGCAACAGTAAACAGTATTAGAAATGCTGTTTCAGATACTAGATCTGCAATAAGGGAAACTAATAAATTATTTAAGGACCAAGGTATGATAGCCGCGGATATTAGTAAAGATATGAGTGATATCACATCATCAGCTAATAAATTTAAAAATGTACAAGACCAAGCAGCCAAATCATCTAAAGCTACAGCAGAAGCTATAAAGCAAGAAGCGGCACAATTAAGTATAGTAAAATCTCTTAATGTTGAAATAAATGCATTATTTGTTAAATCATTAACTTCTAGTAAAAAACAATCAACATTATATCTTGCTCAAGCACAACAACTAAACAATATAAAAGAAAATGCTCAGGGGTTAGCAGCAGAATTTGGTAAGTTAGCTCAATCATCAGCAGATATAGATAAAAATACAATGTGGTTTTCTGCTTTTGCTGAATTTACAGGTGATATAAAGGGCTTAAGAACATTATCTGGTCCTTTTGATGCAGCAGCTAAAGCCTCAAGAGAAACTGTAATAAGCAATGCTAAAACAAAAGATATTAGAGAAAAAATTGGTAAGTTAACAAAAAAAGAATTTAATAATACTAAAAAATCAGGGGAGGGACTTACTAAAGAAAGATTAAAATCGTTAAAACTTGATGATATAACTCAAGGTAATGCTGGGGCATCAGCAAGTAATATGCTAAAAAAATATAAATCCCTAAATAAAATTCAAAGTGTAGGAGGAGCAGGATTAAAAGCAGGATTTAAAGCATTAGGACCCGCTATATCAAAAGCATTTGTACCTTTAGCTATTATACAAACTGTAGTAGCTGCTGTTAAAATGATTATACAAGCGCTGGCAGCAGCATCTGTACAAGCAGCTAAATTTTCAAATAATTTATTAATAAGTAGAGATGCAGCTAACGAACTTTATACTTCAACCTTTAAGACAGTTGGAGAGTATAATGCACTAGCTGATGTAGTAGGAAGAACTACAATACTTCAAGCAGATTTTGTAAAATCTCTGGATGCTGTTAATCAATTATTAGGCTTTCAAGTAAATTTATTAAGTGATTTTGGTGAGGGAATGTCGGAAAGTGTTTCAGAAGCAACAATGTTACAACAAAATTTTGGTTTAAGTTCTGAATTAGCTTCTAGACTAGTTTTAGAATCAATAAAAGAAGAAGAAACACTTCAAGATCAAGTAAAAACTCACCTTGGAATAGTAGGATATTTGAGTGCAGAAGAAGGATTAACTGCCGATGTAACTCGTAATTTAGAAGAAGCAAGTAAAGTATCAGGTAATTTAAGAGCTAATTTTGAAGATAGCACTTTTGCAATAGGAGAAGCTATATTTAATGCAAAAAGATTAGGATTTGAGTTAAACCAAATGAACGGAATATCTAATAGTTTATTAAGTTTTCAATCTTCTATAGAATCAGAATTAGCAGCTGAATTACTTACAGGTAAACAGTTAAATTTAGAAAAAGCAAGAGAATATGCTTTAACAGGTCAAACAGAGCTATTGATGAAAGAAGTTTCAAGAGAAATGGGAACTCAAGCAGAATTCTTAGCAATGAATTTTCTTCAAAGACAAGCTATAGCTAAATCTATTGGTTTAGAAGCTAATGAGTTAGCTGATATGTATTCTAAAAAAGCAAAAAATGATGCATTAGCAGAAAAGAGTTTAAAGATGCAAAGAGATCTTAAAAAACAAAATATTACTCTCGAAACAAATAAAGCTGGTGAACTTATAGGCTCTTTAACAAAAATAAAATTAGCATCTGAAGCACTTGGAAAATCAGAAAAAGAAATAAGAGAAACACTAGGTGGTCAAGTTTATTTAAGAAAACAAGAAGAATCTGCAACTCAAAAATTCAATAAAGCTTTAGCACAAGCAAAAGAAGCATTTGCCGCTTTTGTTGGTGATGGGAGTCCTTTAGATGCCTTAGCTGATATTTTAACCGGTCTTACAAATAGTGCACTATTTTCAGGTTATGCAGAAGCAGGAGCTCAAAGAAGATCTCAAAAACAAACAAACAAACTTCTTGAAAATAAAGATTTATCTGAGGGAGATAAAGCATCAATATTAAAATTAAATGAATCAGCTCAAAAAGATTCTTCTACATTTTTTTCTTCATTATTAAAAAAAGTACTCTATAGTTCAGTTTATAAAGTAACAGGTGGTGTAATGGCAGAGTTAGACGATATACAACAGGATGCAGCCATTAAACAATCAAGAAAAGATATTGAAAGCTTAAGTGGAGGAAGTGTAGCAAATGATTTTATTTCAAGACCAGGACAACCCATACAAAAATTTAGAGCAGATGATGTTATAGTAGGTGGAACTGGTTTAGGTAGAGGAAGTGGTAATCAAGAAGTTATTTCTTTATTAAAAACATTAATATCAACAGTTCAACAAGGTGGTGATGTGTTTATAGATGGAAATAAAGTAGGAAAATCTTTAACCCTTGCAGCTTCTAAAATGGGGGGGTAATATTTATAACAAAATAATAATTAATAAAAAATTAAAAAATGACAGATTTAAAAAAAACATTTGAAGACAATGGATCAGCTTTTGCTGTACCTGTTTCTCCAAATACAACTCCGACTACACCTGATAGTATAGGAATGGTAGGTAATTCATTACTCCATAACCAATATTCTAATATAGGAACACCAGGAAATAGTCCTGCGGCTTATACTAATTTTGGTGCATCAGCAATAGCTTATTCAACACCAAATACATCTCAATTAGGTGAACAATCTTTTTCAACTCAAGAATCATCAAATAGATATGAAAATAATATGCCTGCTGGGGCTGTAGGTGGAGTATAAATAAATAAACTATGTCTAATACTCTTACACCTGAATCTAGGGGTCGTTTAATCAATTTAAAAACAAACTTAAAAAGTTTAACGTTTGGGGGAGATAGACCTGCTGGGGGTTCAAGTAATCAACCTTATATAGTAAAAGACATTCCTGGGGGAACTGGACCTTTAAGAGAAGGTATGCCTCTCCAATCAGGTCCTGATTTTATATTAAGAGATGGGTTTTTAGCACCAATTAAAGCACTTACAGATATAAGTAGGTTAGCTCAAATGTTTGTTGATCTTAAATCTCCTAGAGGTTTATTTTTTACTTTAAAACAAAATTTACTATCAAAATCAAACGTTAAAACCCAAGCTTCTTTTGGAGCAGGTTATTTTGGAGGAGCTATGAATCAAGGTGCTTACCTACCTATAGGTACTTTACTTGATGCAGGTTTAGGTTGGGCGGGTATTCATTTAAATAAAATGGGAATAAATCCTGTAGGTTCACTAGGAGGACCATCAGGTATGAATAGAGGTATAGATAATCCACAAACTATTAGAGGTGAACAAGAAGAAGGAGGAGGAACAGGAAATTTAGCTTTAAATTTATACTCAGCGGTAGTAAAGAATTCCCAAGAAAAATCATTTAATAGATTAGTAACTTTAGAAGGATTTGTATCAACGGGAACAAATAATGATGAACCATCTTTAGGTCAATTAACAGACCCAGCAGCTAGATTTAACTACAATCCAGGATCAAAAATTCAAAACACAGATACACCTATATTATACTCATATAGTGGGGGACCAGGTTCTATATTAGGTTTTGGTAGGACTAATATATTTAAACACAGACCAACATACAATGCTATAAGAAATTTTGAAAATTTATCATCAATTAATCCTAGAACTAATGGAGCTTCACAGAGCGATAATTCAAGAGGAATATCTATGTTATTAGTTGGAAATCAATTTAGAACGTATACAGAAACTAGCGCAAATTCAGGTAAATTTCTATATCCTAAAAGTTTTTCAAACTTTGTAATCGAAGACCGTTTAGCTATTTCTCGTGATGATACAGAACTTCAAGAAACTTTTGTATCAAAAATAATCTCTCTTGCTCCTGATTATACTAAAAAAAATAAAGCATTAAGAGTAGGATTAGGAGACCCAGGACAAGCTATAACATATAATCTTTCAGGTAGAGGTGATAAAGAAAGAAATTTATTTAATTATGGTACACCAGCTTTTGATATGGAGGCTTTAGATAAAATTACAGCATTAAAAATGTATGAAGCTGAGGGACCTAACCATGGTTTACCAATAAATGATTTTATAAAATTTAGAATTGCTGTTGTTAATAATGAACCAGATTCTGGTAGAAAAGCAACATATTTACATTTTAGGGCATACGTAAATACTTTTACAGATAATTTTCAAGCTACTTGGAATGATGTTCAATATGTAGGAAGAGGAAATTCTTTTCAAAATTATAGTGGTTTTAAAAGAGATATATCAATGGGCTTTACTATAGTAGCTACTTCAAAAGCAGAACTAATCCCTATGTTTGCTAAATTAAATTTCTTAGCTTCATCTCTTGCTCCTGATTATACTCCATCAGGGTTTATGAGAGGAAATATGGTTAGAATGACTATGGGAGGTTATTTATATGAAGTACCAGGTGTAATAACGTCTTTAACCTATACTATACCTGATGATACTACATGGGAAATAGCAATAGATCAAAATGGTAACTCAGACCCTACAGTTAAAGAATTACCTCATAGAATAGAGGTTACCTTAATGTTTACCCCAATAGAAGATTTCTTACCTTCACGACAAAGATTATTATATAATAAAAAGGGGGAGTTACGAGCAGTAGGAAATGAAACATTTATAAGTTTAAGTAATGGAATAAATAATAATTACTTAGGAAAAAACGGTTTAAGTAAGTATAGACAACCACAAATTAATAAAAATGAATAGATATTTAAGTGGAAAATTATTAACAACTGTAAATAATAATATTAGAAGTAGGGGGTTAAGGTATTATAGTTCAGCAAAATACCCATTAGTATCTTTAAGTCAAAATGATATATATGCTATAACAGAGTTTGGTGATAGATTAGAAAATTTAGCATTCCAATTTTATGGCGACGTAACATTATATTGGATTATTGCTATTGCAAATCCAAATATTATTCCATTTGATTCTTTATTTATTCCCATAGGTTCTCAAATAAGAATTCCCCAAAATATTGCTCCTATAATTGATAGTTATAAAGAATTAAATAGATAAAGTTATGAGTAACATAATAGGAAATCCTTTTGATGATTTTGTAAAAAATCAAATTAAGGTTAGACAAAGTGCATTAGGAGACACTAGTAGAATATCTCCGGATAATTTAAAATACTACACAACAAAAACTCCATGGTTAAGATTAGCAAGTTCTGTTGACTTAACGGGTACTGAAGGTGATGGTGGTGTTTTAGATAGATTAGCTGAAAGCATACCTCGTACGCTTATATCTAATAATAATTTAGCAAAAAACTTTATACTTCAAGGTGGATCTCTTTCTTTAATAGAAGAAGAAGACGATGAGGGTAATATAATATCTTCAAAAATAAAACTACAAAAAGGATTAAATTATAGTAATGATATATTTAATGGAGCTTATGGTTGGGGGGGTTTAAATTCAACAAACGGAGGAAGAGGATATGTTCCTATGCCTGGGATAGAATCAGCTCAATCTACTTACTTTAATGATGGGGCTTTAAGTAAAACAACAATTAAAATAAAATGTTTTAGTAAGGCACAATTTCAATTATTAGACGCTTTATATTTAAGACCTGGATATTCTCTTTTGCTAGAATTCGGTTGGTCTACATTTTTAAATTCAAATAGTGATACTAATTTTGATGGAGAAATTAACGAAAATGATGCAGAAATAGGTGCTTTACATACATTTGATGGTTTTAAATCAGCTCCCTTAAGTTTTTTATTAAAACCTAGTAGTTTTCTAGGTGATCAAAACCAATTCCAAATGTTACAACTTATATCAGAAGAAAGACTAAAATTTTCTGGTAACTATGACGCGGTTTATGGTAAAATATCTAGTTTTAAATGGTCTTTTGGTAAAGATGGTTCTTATAGTTGTGATATTACTTTAATAGGTTTAGGTAATATTATGGAATCTTTAAAGTTAAATGTAACTGATCCAAAAAAAGGTAACTTTGGAGAGGATGAACTAGCAAAAATTAAAACAGTTACTAAAAAAAGATTTATCTATGATTTTTGGGGTGATTTAGCATGGTATGTCCTTGGAATACCAATTCGGGGGCGTGCTCTATCTGTATCAGATTTACCTGGGCCAAAACAGAAACAATTTTTTGCATTAGTTTTAAATAAACCTAATGCGCCTACACTATCCTCAACTAAAGAAGAGTTAGATGCATTTATAGATCCTTTATGGAAGGACGAAGTTGAAAGACAAAAACAAAGAGTTATTGATAACAATAATAGTAATCCTATATTATCTAATAAAGATGATACTAAATTAAATAAAATTTTCTATGATATTAATCAACAAATCATGCATTATGCTAATTTAACTAATTATGATAGTTTTTTTCATAATGTGCAGGGTATAGAAAATGGAAGTTTTTTACTAAATAATACTTATATTGGGGAATTAGCTATTAAGGGTGGAAATAAAACTTCAAAAAGTATATATATAAAATTTGGTGCTTTATTAAAAATTATTGAGGATAATTGTAATTTATTTTCTAAAAAAGCAGATGGAACTCCAATGATAAAGTTTGATTTTGTATATTCTAATTTATCAAACGATCAAAATTATATGTTAATTATCCCACCCAATATTTCATCAGATCCTGGGAAATGTTTAGTACCACATAATGTAATGGGGTTTAAAGATATAATAGACTATACTATATCTGAAACTGATTTACCTACAGATTCTTCTTTAAATTCTGAATTAATTCAAAAACAGGGTTTTGTAGTAGAAGATCAACCTTTTGCAGGGAGATTAGGTAATGTTTTAATAAATTTAAGATTTGCATCCTCCGCTATTTCTGAGTCACCTAAAGATAGTGATGGAGCTATATCTGTTTTGTCATTTGTAAAAACTATACTACAAGGGATAACTGAATCTATGGGTAGTATTAATGATTTTTTTACTACTTATGATGAAAATGATGGTAGAATAAAAATTTACGACAAATCGCCTATACCAAATATAAATGCTACTATACCTGAAGAGTTTTCTAAATTTAATATTTTTGGGGTAAAACAAAATCAAGGATCTTTTATTACTAATATAGGATTAGATGCTGAAATACCTGAAAATTTTGCATCTATAGTAACAATCGGAGCTCAAGCATCAGGAAATAATCTTATGGGTAATTCATTATCATTTCAAAATTACAATCAAGGATTAATTGATAGAATTATACCAGAAAAATTAGATTATGATGCTTTAGAAAAAAATAATCCTGATGAGTTAGTTAAAAAAACTCCTCTTGAACAAGCAAAAGAATTAAAAAATGATCATTTATATTATCCTATTAAGGATGGTGTAGCATCACCTATAGGAAGTATGTATTTACAAGAAGGAGGTTATGGTGCGGGTAGTAGTGGGAATTTAGGTTATAATTTTACTCCATCTTTAATTAAAGATCTTACTGAAAATTATACTTCTTATATGCAGTTAATATCAGGAATACTATCTGAAAATAACCAAATCCCTGCGCCATTCTTTTTACCATTTAATTTAAATTTAGAAATGGAAGGACTATCAGGAATGAAATTATTTGAAAAATTTAAAATAACTGATGAGATTCTACCTCCCTCATATGAAAAGGATACTATAGATATAATAATTAAAGGTATTAATCATGAGATTAATACTTTAACATGGAAAACAACTATTGATACTTTATCTGTACCTAACTTTTCAACAACCTCAATAACTGGGTCTGTATCAACTCCTATACCTTCAAATAAAAGGCAAGAAAAACTTAAAGATGAAGAAGATGAGGATGATTTAAATGATTTTGAAAGATTTGTTGTTAACACCCCATGGAGTGCTGCTTTTATTAGTTATGTTATGGTACAAGCAGGAATAAAATTCCCTGCATCTTCGGCACATACAGGTTATGCACAACAAATAAGAACAAATTTATTGAACTTTGCATCTAACCTAGGAGGATCCCCACCATATAACTGGAAAACTTTACCACCAACAAATCCTTTAAAAATAGGTGATATAATAATAAAAAATAGAAGTACAAATACAGGTACAAAAGAAGAACCTAACTTTGTAAAGAATACTATGACATATCAAACATCACCATGGGTAGGAGCTTCTCATGGAGATGTAGTTGTAGATATAAAATCAGTAGGAACAAATGCTTTTGCTGATATAATAGGAGGAAATGTTAGAGATACAGTTACAAAGAAAAAACTAACCCTTAATCTTAATAAAACATTAAAAAATCAAAAAGGATTTTTTGTTATATTAAGACCAGGAGAATTAGCATCTAATATTGCTTCTGTTGCTATAAAAGAAAATCTATTCTGGAGAAATAGAAAGGAATTAAACCCAGATATATTTATTAAACAAAAACTACACGATTATTATACATTATGTCCTGAATTAAATTTTCAAGTCCCTAATGTTCCACCATCTGCACCCTCACTATAATAAATAATTAATAAAATATGGTATACATTCCTAAATCACAAATAAAAGAAAATCAATATACTGATGGGGGAACATGGTCTTATGTTAAAGATAATGTAGGTTATACTGGGTATTATTATTTATTATCTAATGGAAAAGCATATACAGGTAAAAACCCAAATACTCCCCCAAATGAAGAAATATATGAGTATACTATTTCTGAACCATACATCCCTGGGGAAGTACAACCTGATATAGTACAATTTAATGATTTATGGGATACTAATGACTTACAAATTTATGGTAGGTTAAAAAGTACAGATTATGGTTTATTAAGAGCTATACCTCCCCTAACAAAAACAATTCCAACATCTGAGGATTATGAAAATTATACATTTAAAAGATACTTTGTTGTAAAAGTTAATGAAATAGTTTATACAGAAATATCATTAGAAGTATACAACCAAATAAATTCCCAAAATCCGGTTTGGATGTGGGAAAATTATATACCTTTTACCCTTACATGGACTTTAAAAGGAAACATTGATAGTGTTTTTAAATCTAACAATGGAATGATTTTTTTAGCAGAAAAAGATATAAAAAGAAAAGGATTAGATATATATTTAAATAAAAACTACTTACAATATTATTTATACCCTAAAAAAGAAAATTTATTTACTGATGGGGGATTATTATTAGATATAGCAGGGAATAATTATATAGGTTCTTACCATGTTCATGAAACCCAAGGACCTATGGTTGGGGCGATGCATACTAATACAAATCATAATAGATTGTTTTATAAAAGATTTTATAGAACAGAAATAATAAATTCTCAAAACCAAACTAATATAGTTGTAACAGAAGAAACACAAAATCAAGAATATAGATCTGCTCTTTCTCCTTCAAATAGAGGTGGATCTTCAAGTGGAGGTGGATATTAAATATATCTTTCATATATTGTAAACAAAAAGTTATGTTTTGGTTAGTTGAAAGTAAAA